ATGTACGAGCTTGCCAGATCCATCGCTATGGCGCTTCTCCATCACGTCGATAAGCTACCCCCGCCGAAGACGCCACCTTTCACGCTGGCGGCCCCAGACTACATGCCTATGGCCGACGCCATGGCGCAAGACCTGGTGCGCAGCTTTGAGTTCACGCGCAAGTGGGGGAATGTCCAGGCAGCCAGCGACTGCCCCTATGGCAGCCAGTTCGCGTCGCCCGGGATTTTGAAGCGAGACGCGGACTGAAGGCGCCAAAAACAAAGGCGGCGGCCCCGGGGTGGGATCCGCCGCCTTTGGATCAGGGGAATGAAGGGGGAGGGGGCCTACCCGATAGCCAAGGCCCCCAGGATCAGCACGACGACGGCCGCCCCGAGCGTGCCGGCGACCACCCACCAAGGGTCCTGATACTGCAACCGGCCAACCGCATATTTGCCCGTAAACCTTTCCATGGTTCAGCCCTCCACCGGGGCGGCGTCCAGCGCCAGGGCGCCGGACGCGTCGCCCATCAGGGCGGCGGAGGCCTTGCCAAAGGCGTCCTGCGCCGCCGTCAGGGTGGCCAAGGCGTCGGCCTTGCCTTCCTCGGCCGCCGTCAGAGCTAGGCGGGCCTGCGCCGCGGCGCTACGGGCGTCGCGGAATTCCTCCGTCGCGGCGCGCAGCTGCGCCGCCAGGTCACCCAGGGTGGGCGAGGTGGGGGTGCTGGCCAGCGGCAGCGGCGCGATCAGTTCGGGGCCCTGCTCGCCCACAAGGGCTACGCCCGAGGCAACCGCGCCACCGTCGGCATAGGCGACGGGATCAGCGGTGGGCGCGGGGGATGCCGGCACGGCCGGCGGGGTGGGATCGATCATGATGACGTTCCTTTCAGCGGGTTGGGATGGGGCGGCGGCCTTGGGTGCGCACAGCCGGTGGGCCAGCGCGGTCAGATAGCCGCCGGTGGCCACCAGGCCGGCAGCGATGCGGGAAATCAGGGGGTCGGTCAGGGTCATTTCGCCACCCCTCTGACCTTTTCCCAGGTCCGGCCGCCGCTGTAGACGGCGAAGCAGCCCAGGAATACGTTCCACAGGTCGGTGGGGATCGAGGCCAGGAAAGCCTTCATCCCCACCGTCACGCGCGCCGCCACGTCGGGAGCGAATGCCGACAGGACGCCCATGGGCACGCTGATCAGCACCATCAAATACATGAGGTACAGGAAGGACGGCCGGGCGCGACTGGTCCACGGGTCGGACGATGCCGCTTCCGCGTTGGCCGCGCGGTTGGCCGCGTCCAGCTGGGCAATCGCGGCATCCGCCTGCGCCTTCATCAGCGCCACCTTGGCCGCCGCCTCATCCGATGGATTGGGCCAGATCTTGTCGATGCCATCCTTGATCAGGCTGGACGCGGCGGTGATCGCGTCATCAATGCCGAATGCCATGGTTACCCCCATGAAAAAGGGCGCCCAAGGCGCCCCGGATTGCGGTCAGGTGGTGTGAGGGCCGATCAGCCGGCGCGGATCAGCGCGGCGATGCGGGTGGCGCGGGCGCCCACCTGGCTGGCCCATTTCGAGGCCAGGGCCGCGTCCGCCGCCTGGGCAAAGCGCCCGGCCTGCAGGTGCCCCAGCGTGGTCCGGAACGTCAGCAGGGTGGGCACACCCATGTTGAAGCCCATGTTGGCCACGGCCCGCTGAACCCCGGCCGGCAGATTGCGCCACCAGGGGATGCCCTGGTCCAGCGCCGCCATGGTGCGGGCGATGTCCCCCGCCAGCATGGTGTCCGCCTCTTCCTGAGTGATCCCCACGTCCGTCAGGTTGCGGCCCACGCCGATGGACAGCTTGCCCACCGTGTCCGTGTAGGGCTTCAGGCGCGTGCCCTCGTCCCGGCGCAGGTCATCCGCCAGGGCTTTGGTATCCAGGGTCATCATCGTTTCACCTTTCATGATGGGGTTGGGACAGGACGCGCCCCAGGGCCGCGTAGGCCTCGCAGGCGCCGGAGACGGTCAGGATCAGCAGGAGCTTGCCGCCGGCCCACAGCTCCACCCGGTCGGCATCGACCAGGCGGACCCATTCCAGGCGGCACAGCGTGCCCTCCACCACGCGGCGGATGCCGGCGGCGTCGGTGGTGGTGTGGATGACGGGGGCGGTCATGGGCGGCGACGGCGACGATTGCGGATCAAGGCTTGGATGCCCAAGGCAACGCGGACCACCACCAGGCAGGCGGCGCCCGCATGGATAATGCCGTTGGTCGCCGTCTCGAAATCGACGGTCCACCACTGCGCCGTGAGGCCCCCCGCCACTACGGCCACGTCCAGCTTGAGGCCGGCCACGGCCTCACGTACCCAATTGCCCATCATTCAAAACCCCCAATCTTCAGGCATGAAAAAGCCCGCCGAAAGGGCGGGCGGTTGTCGTCGCGAACGGCGTTCGCACCCCGTTTTTTGCGGTCAGGCGGCCGGCGGCATGCCGGTCAGGATCCAGGCCATGCGGTCGGCTGTGATCAACCCCCGGTCCACCCAATCCTGCAGCTGCCCGGCGGTGCGGGCGCTGTCCAGGTCCACGTATTGGGTACCCGCCCCCACCAGCAGGTTGCCCAGGGCCGGGCCGCCGGCCGTGGGGTGGGCATCCGCCACGATGGCCATCCATTCGGCCGGCGTCAGCAGCCGCACCACCAGGTCACTGGCGGACATGCGGCGCGGGTATTTCACCGCCATCAGGGCAGCCCAGGCCGAGGCCTCATCCGCCGTCACCGGCCGGACGGTCCAGGCGGTCCCATCCCAATCCGCCGTTTCCGTGCCGGGGGCGAATGCCGGCGGGTCCGGCGGGTCGAACACGAACGCGCCCACCGGGGCGCCCAACCCGTCCACGGGCAGGGTACCGGCCCGCGTGGCCACAAGGCTCAGCAATTCTTGCGATGCCCCCGCCACCAGGGCGCCCGCGTTCGCCCACGCCGCGTAGGCAGGATTGGGCACCGGGTCACCATCCTGCCCTATCGGCAGGGTGGCTGTGGGGCAGGGTGCACCGCTCAGGAACGCCGCCGCCTCATAGGCCTCTGCCGCCGTCGCCAGGGCCCGCGCCGCGGCGTTCAGGGCCAGGTGGCGGGCCAGGTCCGCGTGGGTGGCCCCTGCAACGTCCAGCGGGGCGCAGACGCACCGGGGGTGTCCGTCCACCAGGGTCCAGCAGTACAGCAGCCTGCCGCCCCGGTAGGCGTCGATCATGTCGCTTGCACGGATCATCGTCGCGCCCTCCTTCAGGCGGCGTAGCGGGTGGCGCCCGCGCGGTTGATGTGGATGAGAGTGGACCAGGCCAGCCGCTTCGCCGCCACGCCCGTCGCCTGGACGCACACCGTCTGCGACGTGGTATCGGCCACCACGGTGACGTCACAGGTGGTGGTGGCGCTCTCATAGTCGGTGCCCAGCGTCTGGACGGAGGCCACCGTGACGTTGCCGTTGGGCAGGCGATAGACGCGGGCGCGGCGCTGATAGCCCATGCGTTCGGTGGGGGCAGCGCCATACTCCACCGCCTCCACATCCACCATCAGTTGCACCTCATCCCCCTCCGCCATGGGCAACCGGGCGATCACCGTGGGCGTGGCGTCGGTGGTGGCCATAGCGGGGAAGACAATGCGGTTGGGATCGATGGGCGCCACCTTGTCGCGGTTATCCAGGATGGCGTCGCGGAAGGTGATGGCCGGCTGGCTGGCGACCGCCTGGTTGGCCGTGGCGATGACGTAGCCGCCCTGACGCGCCGATACGGCGATGTGGTTGTTGCTGGTGCTGCCGGAGAGTGCCGACAGCCAGCCCGTGACAATCCCATCCTGCAGGAGAGCGGTGCCATCCCCCTTGCTGGCGTAGACGGTGTCAGTGTCCGGGTCATGGGACAGCGCCTGGACGGCGGATAGCGTGCCGGGCAGAATGCCCGATGCGCCGCGCATGCGTTTCAGGTCATGCGCGACGATCTTGGCGATTTGCTCCGGCGTGGGCGCATAGTCGGAAGCCCGGGTCAGGTTTACCAGACCTATATGGCCGCCATCCAAATTGCCGGTCTCGTTAGCGCGGGCAGCGCGGCGCACCACTGCCGCGCTGTTGCTGAGGGACCCGACAGCCGCCGCATTGGCCGTGGCGACGCGAACGCCATCGCGCCACAGCTCCAGGGTGGCCCCGCGTTTCAGCCCCATAAAATGGGTGACGGCACTGTTCCGCAGGGGGGCTGTGTCCACCGCCACCGCGCTGTTGGTACCGTCCGATACAGCAAATTGTGGGATACCGGAGGAATTGATTTCCAAGCGAATATACGCACCGGTTCCGCTGGGGGCCGACAGATCCAGCAATGTCGATCGTGAGGATGGCGCGGTTTGGAAGGTGATAACCGGCTGAATGAAACAGACGTCCCCGGTACCAACCGAAAGATCGCCGGGCCGTTCATCATAGCCGCCGTAGATATACCCGGTATAGGTCACGTCCGAGCCGGGCGCGATTAGGGCGCGCGTCTGCTGCCCAAAGATCCGCATGCCGGCGGCATAGGCGCTGCGGTCCGGCTCGGCCAGATCAACCGACAGGCTGGTGACGAACCCCGTCTGGCCGGCGGTATAGGGGCTGTCGAAATTTATGCGCACCTTGGGCGACGTGTCGGTGGCGCGGAACTGAACCACTATCGTTGATGCGGAGGTGCTGGACGTCGAACCATTAGCCAACTGGACCGTCTGGCCGTTATCCGTGACGTCAAAACGCATGATCGTCGCAACGGTGCCGCGCCGCATGTTGATAACCAGCAGGTAAACCAGCCCCACGACGCAGCCGCTCAGCTGATAGATGGCCTTGCTGGCGGAAGTGGTGGAGGCCGTTTCCGCGATTTGCAGATCCGACCCGGACGTTGACAGCGTCAGATTGCCGTCCGTCGTGCTCCATCCGGTGGTGGCGCCGCCAGACCAGTTGGCGATATTCGCCGCCGACACACTCCCGGTGTTGGTCGATGCGATGGCCAGGCGGCAGTCCCCCGGCATCCACCCCGTGTTGAACGCGCCGCCACCGGCGCCCGGGTTCCCGCTGGCCGTAATGTAGGCGACCATGCCCGCGGCTGGATTGATCGGGTCCGGTGCCCGCAGCGTCAAGCCGATGGCAGACCGGGCCGCATGACCATTGACACCAGTCGGGGCGCCAAGCAGCGCGGGGGTGCCGCTGGCGGTTTCCGACCGAATGGGCGAGAACCCGGTGACCGCCAGCGTCGCGGGGTGGTAGACCCGCACCGTGGTACCGTCACAGGCGTGCAGAAAACCGTCCGCGTCGAATGCCACCGAGGTGACAGCAGCCGAGGTTGATGGATAGGTGACCGCCCCAGACGGATGGATGATGTCCAGGTAAAAGCCCGTCCCCACCGCCACGGTTGGGCGGGGCAGGCCGGTGGCGCGGTCGATTGGGGAGCCAGGAAACACCGTGGCGGCAACCGCACTCGCAACCGTGTTGGTCAGCACGGCGCGGCCTGTCGCGCCGCCGAACCCGGCCCCCGCGTTTCGCGCGGCGATGCCGCCGTTGTACCGTACCGAGACGGTGGCATTGGTCAGGATGGCCGTGTCGGCGACGAAATCAATTTCGATCACCCCATAGCCACCCGCAGCGATCCACAGCTTGCCATCCCGGGCGAAAATGGCCTGGGGCGCCTGCGCCATGTTGTAGCTGCCCAGCGCCGCCCCGCCAAAGTTGAACACCATCCACATGGATGGTGTCGCCTGGTCACAATCGAACAGGGCGACGAAGCCGGACACTGCGACCATGCGAATGTGGGCGGGATGGTCAGAACGACTACCCCGCGTGGTACTCGCGGCCTCGGATACCCAGCTCTGCCAGGTGCAGCGCTTGCGCCACGCGCCCTCATCCCAGTCGCGGGTGGTGTCGTAATCGAACACCGCCAACGGCGCGCCGCTTTGCAGCAGCCCTTGGAAGCTGTTGAGGTTGGATAGCCCGCTGACCGCCACGGCCGCCTGTTGCGCCGCCAGGGCCTGCGCGGCGTAGGCCTGGACGGTGGCCACCAGGGCGTTGACCGCCTGCATCACCAGGCTGGGGGCGCTATTGCCGATTTCAACGAGGACGTCGGAAAAGAACTGGTCCCACAGCGCGGCGTACTGGTAGCCATCGGCGCCGCTGAACATGGCGGCGGTATAGGTGCGGCCGTTGAAAACGGGCATCAGATCAACTCCCGGAATGTTGGGGACCAGGTCCAGCGCTTGAAGCTGGTATTGGCGACGCCATCGCCCGGCATGCTGGACAGCGCGCAATAGAACATCTGACGGGCCAGCACCCATGGTGGGGCGTCCGGGTCCATCACCACGAACACCTCTTGCCCGATGCCCCGCATCATGAAGTCGTGATAGACGCCCATCGCGGCCTCTTGCGTCTGGTACTGCATCGGCAGCGTCAGCTCGCGATAGCGGGGGCGGACGTCCACCTGGCGGGCACTGGCCCGGGTCGTCCGGTCCTGCGACGGGTCGATGATCCGTATGCCGTTGCCGTAGGCGAAATTGACGGTGGGCCGATAGGCGGCGCCGAACATGACGCGGCCGGCCTGCCAATAGCCGGCCGGATTGGTCGGGTCCATGACGTCTACCCACAGGTACCGGCCGAACACCGGCGCATCGAACAGCAGGAACGTGATGGGCATGGTGGGATAGGCTGTCTTGTCCACGCCATCCCAGGGGAACGCACCCCAGGGACGCGACCCCCAGGGCACGGTGGGCAGCCAGAACTTGGCTTGCACCGGCACCAGGACGGGTGATGACAGGTCCACGTTGTTGCTCATGCCGACTTGGTAGGTGCCGGCCGTGGTGGCGGTATGGTTGATGATGGCGAGGCAACTGACGGCCTGCAGGGCCAAAAGGTCCCATTTCAGGCGCACATAGGCGGACCCGCCGATGCCGGTGAAGCGGGCGATTTCCGTCGGGTCCTGCGTCAGCAGGTTTTGCACCGACAGGCCGCCACCCTCGACAGACGTCGCCGTGCCGGCACTGGTCAGGGTTCCGACCCGGGACAGGTCGTTCAGCAGCAGGACAGCGTTGCCCAAGATCAGCCCCTTACCGTCAGTTTCATGGTTTCGTCATTGCCGCCGCCGTCCACGGTGATGACGGTGAAGTTGCGGCCGCCCGACAGCATGTAGCGAGGACTGGTGAGGCGGACGGTGCAGCCCACGTCCAGCCCCTGCGTCAGGGGCACGGTGACGGTGAAGGGCATGGCGGCGTTGCCGTAGAGGGCGGACCGGCGGTCCCGCTCCGCCTCCGCATCCGTCTTGTTGACGAAATGCGTCTGCACGTCCGCGTCGTAGTACAGGAGGCAGGCGGCGGCGACAGACGCGTTGGTTTTCGGGTCGGTCCACAGCATGTCCGCCAGCAGCCGGGGCTGGTCCGCCGCCGGGGTCGCCGCCGCGATCAGCGTGGCCGTGGTCAGGCGGGTATAGTGATGCTCATAGCTCAGCCGGATGTTGCGCAGGCGCCGCGCCGCGGGCTGGGGCGTCAGCTCCACAATCTGCCGCTCGGTAAAGCTGTAATCCGCCACCGTCTTCGGTGGGTCATACCGCCCCAACTGCATCAGATTGTTCAGGCCGAAGCCCCAGAACGCCCCCACCGTGTCCGCCAGCTCATCAATGATGGACCGGACCGTGACCTGGCTGCCGCCGTCCGCCCAATACTCCAGGGGTGCCGGTTGCAGGGTGTTGAAGGCAGCGAATCTGGCCAAGTCCAGGTCCGCCGTGGTGAGGCCGGCGGAGGTGGTCAGGAGGAACTTCACCAAGTCGGCAAAGCTGCTGATCCAGGTGCCGCCGGGGGCGACGCCCTTGCAGGACAGGGTGAAGTCGCTGGACGTGGCCACACGCAGGCGGACCAGCCCCAGCGCCTTGCAGGTCGCGTAGTCGTACCCCGTCAGGTCCGCCGCGATCAGCGCGGCATAGGTGGCGAAGTCGCCTTTGCTGGACGGCAGCGGCTTGCCGCCGTCGCGCAGGTCGAACACGGACGAATAGCCGTCAGGGTCGATCAGATAGGTCAGGTTGGCGGCATCCACCAGGATGGGGGTGAACTGCGGCGGCTGGCCCAAACAGCGGGGCTTGTACCGCCCCTTCATATCCGCCGTACCCTCCACCCCGCCCGTTCCGGCGAACGTGTAGGGCAGGGCGGAGACGTCGAACAGGGCGGACCGGTCCAGCGTCTGTATCTGGCAGTCATTGCCCACCACTACCTGGTCAATGACCCCGGCGCGCAGCTGTGTGAAATCCGCCAGGGCCGGCTTGGCCTTGGTGCTCCACAGCAGGCGATAGGGGCGGCCTTCCCAGCTGTAGGCCGCCAGGCCGTCCAGCTGCCCATTGTCATTGGCCAGGGTGATGGTGCCGCTGGCGGGGGTGGAATAGCCGCCAATGGACGTGCCGGTGCCCAGGCTGCGACTTTCCGCCAGGGGAATGTCCAGGAAGCGGCGATAGTACGTGTTCGCGGGCGCATCCCCCGGTTCGGTTACGAAGCCCGTGTCGCTGAAATACAGCGTGCGAGTGCCCCCGATGGCTGGGTCATAGGGCTGGACCTCCAACAGGTAGGGCATGGCTCACCCCCGCCCGATGGTGGCCATGCGGGCCACTCCGCCGGGGCTGCGAACGGCGTTCGCGACGGCCCGGACCTCACCCGCCACAGCGGACAGGGCGCGGGTGTTGTCGTCGTTGCCCTGGCCCGTCTGGTCCACCAGCCGTTCCAAGGCCGCGACCACCCGGTCAAGACGGGCCTCGATCCCGGCCGTGCCGCCACCAGCGGCGCCGATGCTGGAAACGCTAGGCGCCACCCCGTTGGGCCACACCTTGGTGCCGGTGGGCATCCACGCAATTTCCGGACCGCGCTCACCCACGATGGCCCACCCGCCGGGGTGGTAGTCCGTGCCGCCGGCATAGGCATGGGCACCCCCCAGCGCCTCACTGGCACCGGCGGTGTTGTAGGTGATTTTCAGCGACCAGCGGTTGAGATCGTCCAGGATGGGCCGGATCAGGCTGTAGATGTTCAACCTGTCAACGTTGCCCCGGTACACCTGAGTGATCATGTCCCCCAGCGTGTTGCCGTTGCTGCTGCTGCCACTCAGATCGCCAACACTGCTATCGACGCTCTTGGTCGATGTGTTCAGGGTTTCCAGTTTCGAAAGCTGTCCATCGCCGTTGGTGTCCAGTTCCTTGAACCACTTGTCCAGGGTGCTGTCCGACGCCTTGCCAGACAGCACCTGGTTGAACACGTCGCGGCTCAGCAGGCCGTTGGTGCTGGCGGTCAGGGCGCCGAAGTAGGGCGCCAGGGCACCCCCGACCTGTTGCGCCGTGGGGGTGGCGATGCCAGCCAAGCCCGCCACGATGGCGCCCCTGGCGCCCTCAAGGGCACTGAGCAGGCCGTCGCCGTTGGCGTCCAACTGCGCGAACCAGGCGCCCAAGGTGGCGTTGTCCGCCTTGCCCGCCAGCACCTGGCTGAACACGTCGCGCGTCAGCAGGCCATTGGTGCTGGCCGTCAGCGTACTGAAATAGGGCCCCAGCTGCTGCGCCACCTGGGCACCGGTGGGGGCGGCGATGTTCTGCAGGCTGGTCAGCAGTTGGGCGCGCGTCACCTCCAGCGAATTGATGACGCCGTCGCCGTTGGCGTCCAGCTGACTGAACCAACTGGCCAGGGTGGCGTTGTCCGCCTTGCCCTGCAGGCCCGCCATGAATTCGTCCTTGGACAGCAGTCCGTCGGTGTTGGCATCCAGGCTGCTGAAGAACGGCGCCAGGGCGTTGCCGACTTGCAGCGCCGTGGGGCTGGGCAGGGCTTGCAGCGCCGACAGCAGGGAGATGCGCGCCTGTTCCGAGGCTGAAATGATCCCGTCGCCGTTGGTATCGATGGCCTTGAAAATCGACGCCAGGTCACCGCCACCCGGGAGGTTCAGCAGCCGGCCGATGGCCAGCAACTGGCTGTTGTTGGCGGTGCCCCAGGACTGGAATTCAGCCCAGGTGATTTGCTTGTCGCCATTGGCGTCCGCCGCCGCCAGGTAGGCCGCGGCGTCGTTGGTGTTGGCCGCGATCTGGCCCAGCAGGGCCAGGCTTTGGTCATTGTAGCTCTTGGTCGCCGGCAGGGCCGATAGCTGGGCCAGGACGGCGTTGATGGTGGCCGTGGTGTCCGTGCCACTGCCCATTGTCTTGACCAGGTCCTGGATGTAGGTATCGGCGTATTGGGTGATGTTCCCCAGCGCCGTACTGTTGCCGCCCTGGGCAAGGCCCAACTGCGTCTGATAGGCGGACTTGGCATTGGCCAGCTGGTCCGTGGGCGACAGGTAGCTGGCGACGCCGCCGCTCTTGGTCTTATCGATATAGGCCTGGATATTGGCGCCCGCGCTGTAAAGCTGCGACGCGGCCTGGCTGGCGGCGGAGGCCGAGGATTTGTAGGCGTTGGTGACGACGCCGAGCGCGGACGTATAGTCCGACGCGCTGATCTTGCCGGCGTTCAACAGCCCCGTCATCGCGTTGAACGCGTCACTGAACGTACTGGTGGCATCGGCGCCGGTGCTGGCGGCGGCGTTCAGGGCATCGATATCGCCCGCCACGGCGGTGATGATGGCATCCAGCCCGCTGGACCCCGACAGCGCCGCCGTCAGGGCCTGGACGCCCGTGGGCGTGATGCCCAGGGCATCCAGGTAGGCGGATTTGCCCTGCGCCAGGGCCTGCGCCTTGGCGGCGGCCACGGTCGCGTCCGTGGCATCGGTGGTGGCGGCGGACGCCTCTTTCAGCTGGCCCGTCAGCTGGGGGAAGTACGTCAGGAATTCGGTGAAGGCGGCGCCGGTCAGGCCCGTCTGGTTCACCACGTTCTGGATCAGGCGGTTGAACGTCCGGTTTACCTGGTCCACGGCATCCTGGCCGCCGCCCTCCGCCTGGACGTCGGTGATGTACTGCGCCTGTTGCGCCAGCAGCTGCTGCGCCTGATAGGCCGCCTGTTCCGCCGCATCGCCCGCTTGCAGCCATAGGGCGGTGACCTGGTCCAGCGTGCCGGACAGCAGCTGCGCCTTGGCGGCGGATGCGGCCTTGTTCACCTCATCCAGGGTCAGGCCGAAATCGCCCAAATTGGGGATGACGGCGGCGACGGCACCGTTGATCGCCGCCACCTTCTGCTGCGCGTCGTCCAGCACGGGCGCGGCGGCTGTAATGCCGAGGATGGAGCGGATATAGGCGTTGGTGCCGGCCGTTGCCGCGGCGGTGTCCAGCCCCAGGGCCGCCGTCTGTTTGCGGAAGTCCAGCAGCGACGCGATGGTGCTTTCCATCGACGTCTTGGCCGCCGTTTGGGCATCCGTCTGGCTGGTCAGGCCCTTGGTGTAGGCGGCGACGCTGTCCTTGAAGCCCTTGGCGAAGGCCAAGTCGCTTTGCAGGTCCTGGACAGTGGACGCGCCGCTGTTCGCCAGGGCGGTACGCACATCCGCGTCCAGCGTGCCGCTGACAGCCTGGAGCGACCGCTTGATGAAGTCGAATACCGCTTCATCCGCGCTGCCCGCCGCCTTGGCGTCCGTGGCGCCGAACCCGCCGGCACCGATGAACGAGTAATACCCGTCGGGGAGGTTATCCCCGGGCCGGCCGGCCGTGTTGTAGCCGAAGCCGCCCAACGGCAGGCTGCTGGGGTCAATCCCCAGGCTGGTGGCCAGGCCGTTCAGGCTGGACATGGCGGCGGTAAGCGCCTTGCCGAATTCGCTGGTGCCCTGGCCATCCAGGCTGCTGATGGCGTCCTGCTTACCGCCAACGGAAGACGCCTGCGCCCACGGGTATTGCTTGTCCTCGGGGAAGAGGCTGCCGAACAGGCCGCCAAGCGCGACGTCGGCAACCAACCCAACAGGGCCAGCCCCCAGCGCCAATCCGCCCAAGGCCCCAACCAAGCCGCCAATGGACGCCCCCGACTGGTTGCCGCCCGTTATCGACCCAATTAGGCTACCGCCAGCGGAACCCAGACCCGCCAAGCCGATCGCCTGCCCTGCCACCCCCAGGAATGGGCTGAGGCCCGCCAGGATGGAACCAGAGCCCGCTGCATCGGAGCCGGCGCTGCTGTATTTGTTCAGAACGGCATCAAAGGCCGATTGCTGGTTGTCGTTTGCGCCGCCGCTGATCCCCAGAAACGACAGAAGCCCCTGACCCAACCCGCCGGAACTGGACGCGCTACCGGTCACCTTCGATAGATCATCCAGGGTGGGCAGATTGGTGCCAAACGCCGCGTTCTTCAACGGATTGATCAGGGCCATTTTCAGGCCCATGGTCTCGATTTCCGCGACCACGCCGTGCAGCACGTCTTTCCACGACGTGGTGGCGTCACCCGCCTGGACCACTTTCTGGATGATGGCGTCGAACGTCGTGTCGCCAAGGCCGGACAGATCCTGGTAGGCCTGCCCCAGGCGTTCGTTCTCCGCCGTCAACTGCGCCGTATACCCGGCGGCGTCGATCAGATTGCGGATGCGTTGCTGATCCTCGGCATTCTGCGAGGCGAACAGGCCGGGCTGTTGCTCCCGCAGCTCCAACTCTTCCTTCATGCGGGCCAGCACCACGGCACGGGCCGCCGCGTCCTGCCCCAAGGTATCGATTTCCACCCGCAGGTAGGCGTTGTTGTCGTTGGCGGAGCGCAAGGAGGCATCGGCCTGGACGCGCTGCTGATCCAGCGCCTGTTGTTTCAGGTCAGCCTCGATTTCCTGCCGCTTAACCTCAATATCCTGCTGCGTCAGGGTGATGTGGGCGGCCTTGGCGTCGTTCAGCGCCTTCTGCACCATCACCGCCGCCTGGTTGGCAATGGTCTGGTCCGACAGCGCCTTGGTGCCGAGCGCGGAGGCCGCCGCCAGCGCATCCTGCTGCTGCGTCGTGACATCCAGTTGCTGGACCTGCTGCACCAGCGCGGCATAGGAGGCGGCGGACGCCGCGGCAAGGTTGCGTTCCACCACCGCCTGTTGGTTGGCGCGGATGGTCAGGTTCGTGCGGGCCTGGTCCTGGACCTTGGCCACTTCCGCTTCGCGCAAGCCCGCTTCGGCGGAGATGCCATAGGCATCGGCAACCTTCAGGGTGGCGGCGGTGGACTTTGTCAGGGCGTCCACACCCTGCTGATAGGCGTCATTGCGCGTGCGCACCACCGCCTGTTCGGCGCCGGCCGCCATGGCGTTCTTCTCATCCGCCGATGCGTTCTGCGTCTTGGCCGCCAGTTGCGCTTCCAGCTTGGCGCGCACCTGGTCGCGCAGGGCAGGGTCTGCCGCCAGCACCTGCTGTTCAATTCGCTGCTGATCCGTCCATTTCTGGTAGACGGGCTCCAGCCCCTGGATTTGCGCCGAGACGGCCTGTAGCGCCTGCGCCCTCTGATCATCGGTGATGACCCCAGCCGCCACGGCCTTGTCCAGCAGGGACACCTCATCCCGCAGCGCCTTGACCTGTTCCGTGGGCAGGGCGTTGATGACGGGCGCGACCTTGACGCCCAGGTCATTGGCGGCGGCTTTATTGCCGTTGATCACCTCCTGGTTGGCCTGGCTGGCGATGCTGCGGCGCAGATCCTCCGCTTGCCGCGCCAGGGCCGTCAGCTTTTGCTGATCCGCCGCCACGGCACTGACGTAGTCGTCGTCGTTGGCGGCCTTGTCCTGGTCCGCACGCAACTGTTTCAGCACGGCATCGTATTCAGCCGTCACTGCCGCCAGGCGCTGAACCGGCGGCAAGGCATCGGGGGCGCCCACCCGTTTAAGGCGTTCCCAGATATCAGCGATGTTGTTCAGGGCATTGCCGAAATAGCCCAGGCTGTCCTTGGCCTGGTCCGCCCGATCCTTGATGGCGTTGAACAGGGCAACCTGCGCGCCCGCGCTGTTGCCCGTCCGGTCCATGCTCTGGATCGTCTGAACCTGTTGCAGGCTGAGCAGGTTCAGGGACTTCGCCAGCTGCTGCGCCGCCGCGCTTGGGTCACTGAAATACCGGGCCAGCTCACCGGCCGCCTCATCCGTGCTTTGGGCCGTCAGGGTGGCCCACGCCTTGGTTTCGCCCGCCAGTTTCGACAGCATGTCGCCGCCGATCTTGCCGGTTGCGGCATAGCTCTGCTGCAACGCCAAAGCTGACGCCCGCGTGATGCCACCCGCCTTGGCCGCTTGGTCCGCCAAGTCATAGAACTGCGACGACGTGACACCGGCCGCGCCACCCGCCAGGGTCAGGACGCGGTTGGTCTCCTTCAGTTCCGCGTTGGCCTGGACGTGCGCGACAACCAGCACGCCAATGCCGGCGGCCAAGATGGCGAACGGGGCCGCCGCCGCCAGGGCCGCCGTGCCCATTCCCGCCAGTGCCGGCGCCGTCTGTACCGTCTGCGTCAGCAGGGTCTGCCCGACTGGCAAGCCGGCGGCGATGGACTGCACCGTGTTGACCACGCCGCTTCGCAGGATTTCCAGCTGGGTGAAGTTCAGCTTGGTGGCGGCCGTGTTCTTGTCCAACAGGTCGGTATGACCGGACATCACTTTCTGCAACTGCGCGGACGCGGCGGCGCCGCTGACGGTGCCAGCCGTCAGCTTGCCCTGGATATCCGTAACCTGCGCCGATGCCGCCTGGACCAACTTCAGGCTGGCTGCGGCCTTGTCCGCCGCCTCACCACCCTTGGCCATCTGCTGCGTCAGGTACGCCTCAGCCGCCGCCAGCTTGCCGGCGGCATCCGATAGCTGTGTGGTGGCCTTGACGGCGGGATCCAGGCGCGCGACCAGGGTCGCAGTAGAGCGGCCGGTGCCATCCGCCGCCGCCGTCACGCGGTTGAAGGCGCCTTCGGCATCATCCCCCAGGCCTTTCAGGCCGGCCTTGACTTTGTCCAGGTCATCGAGGGAAAGACGGACAGAGATGGTGCGGGCGGTGGATGACGCTGCCATTATTCGCCCTCCACCGCAGCGACGACGGCGGCCCCCAGGGCGTCGCGGGCGCGGGAAACCGCACCGTCGAAGTCCAGGCGGGCGCGGAACCGCGTCTTGCGGACCAATAGGAACAGGGGAATGGACTGTGACGCCCGGCCGCCGTTACGGACGCGCCGGCCGGCGCTGTCGGCATTGGCAACCAGCAGGGCGCGGGCCCCGCCGTTCAGGGGGATGAACGTCAGGTCGCTGAACTTGTCTTCCGCACGGTCGATATTGGACCACTTGGCGGGCAGCGGCCCTGTCTTGCCGCCGCGACGGCTGGGGCTCAGCTGAAACCCGCGATCAAGCGCAGCGGGCAGGGGTATGGCCAGCCATTGGGCATTACGCGCGGTGACGATGCCGGATTGGGTGAACGCGGCATGTAGGTTTGTGGCCTTGGAATAGACGAAGCCCGCCGGCTTGTCGCTGCGACGCATACCGTACAGGTTCAGGCGCCAGGCCTTGGTCAGCCCCTCACCCAGGCCCGCCGCCTGCACCTGGCCGCGCAAATCGGCTTGCAACGCCGTGGCGACGTCGCGAACGGCCGTTCGCGCACGCGCAGCAAGGCTTTCGACTTGGGGGGTGATGGCGTCGGACAGCGTACCGTCCACCGTGGCCGTGATCATGCGCGGCCCTCCATTTCTGCAACAAAAAAGGCCGCCAGAGGGCGACCCTGTTGACTCGATACCCGCAGGAGTTGCTAAGTGAACGGGCTGATATGGGAGGAAACCCGTGCGAACCTTCGAGCACCCATCCGGGAATGGATATTCAGAGACGGTAGACCAAAAGGACGCAGTGTTAATATTTCTACTAGGTCCGATGTATTTAGCCTATAAAAGAGCCTGGATAGCTGCACTCTTGTGTCTAATCACATCGGTATCCGTGATATTCTTCGCCCTTTATATCATCGGAACGACGGAAAAGATCGGAGCCGGTGCTATCGTAATACTGTTCTGGTGGGCGATAACGCCATATTGTTTCGGCGACGAAATACCAAAAGCCTATTTGAAGCGCGGATGGAGAGAGAAACTAACAGGATCTCTACCACCAGGCTGAAAACGGCGGTCAGGCGGACGCTAGGGCCACGCCCTGCGCCATCAAGGAACGGAAATCGTCGCCGCTTAGCAACAGCCTGATTTCTGTATCGCCCTTCGTCGCCAATATGCAGAAGGCGCCATCGATGCCACGGCAGAACTGCACCGTCGCACTCTCGTAAACCGGCTGGATTGCTGATACGAGGTTGTCTTTCGTTTCAATGTGACAACCTTGAGGGTGGGGCATGATCATCTCCGTCACAGATATCGTCAAAATCCTCGACCAGATCCCAATCTGGAAACAGCTCATAGCCATTCCGAAGGAGATCAAGTCCCTGCAGGAGCGAGTGGCGGCGCTTGAGGCAGATCTAAAGGCCCGGCCGGCGCCCATCCCATGCCCTGTGTGTGAAAGCGGAGGCTTGAAGGTGAAGGCGGTGAGGCCACACCCCACCTTTCACTTCGCCGGACGCCAAGTGAGGGAGATGGAATGCGACAATCCCGCATGCGGTCATAAGGAAAACAGGGACTACATCCCGCCCAAGACCTGACCCCACACATGACAACGCCCGGACACCTTTCGGCCCCGGGCGCTTGTCTCGAACTGTGCCTGAACAGTGCCTGAAGGTGCCCCCGCAGTCAAGAGGTTGCCCCCATTTCAGTAGCGATGCCCTAAATGCAGTAGCGCCCGGCAGCCGCGAGGCCACCGGGCGCTGAACATGCCCCATACCGCCGTTCATTCTTCTTTCTGCAATCCCCACCAAGCGCGGTCCATCACGTCCAGGGCGTCCATCATGATGGCGGCCTGGTCCATGACGCCGCCGGCTTCGGGCAGGTGGGTAGCGGTGGGGATGATCCCCGCCGCCATGCCGCAGATGCGGCCTGGCCGGGGGCGGCAGGCCCGCCAGATGCGCACCATGTCCCAAAGTTCATCGGGCACCTGGTGCTTGGGGTTGGTGGGGTAGACCTCCCCATCGATGATCCATCCCGGGCCGCCATCGGGCGGAAGTTCTCCACAGTCATAGGCCTGGGGGTCTTCCGCCACGGTGACGGCCAAGGTCAGTTTTTTTCCGCCACCTTGTCCAGGTGCAGCAGGGCGAAGGCCTGGATACCGATGCCCACGACCATGTCCCCCAGGGCGCGCAGGGTGGCGTCCGACACCTCGCCATTGTCATCCAGGGTGAAGGGGACTTCCGGCTGGTTTTCCACGCCCACCAGGAACATGCGGGCGGCGATCACGGGCCAGACGCCGTTCGAATATTCCTTCTGCGCCACCAGGCGGCGGTAGCGGTCGCTGTGGTCCGTGGCCAGGGCGCGCAGGTCCGCAAGGCTGTTCAGATCTTCCTGCCACCGGGCTTTTTCGATGTCCGGCGCGTCATCATGGGGCGCGGCGGCGGGGTCGGACACGCGCGCCAACAGTTCATGCCAGGCCGGGCGATCCGCCGCCAGAATGACGGTGTCCACCACGTGGCGCAGGGCGGCGGCGAAGTCGGCATCCGGCGGGGCCAGGGCGTTATCCTGCGCCAGGCGCTTGCGGTACAGCGGCCGCTCCCGCACCGTACCCACGCGGATGAGGTAGGCGGGGGCGCTGGGCAACTTGGCCTCCAGCGTGTCCACCAGGGTGCGGGCGTCGGCCACGGCCTGTTCAGCGGCGGTAATGGCCGCCTTGGCGGCGTCGCGCTCTTTCTTGCTGGGGCCGGGGTCATCCGCGCTGCGGGCATCCTGGGGCGCGGTCAGGGTTTCCAGTTCCTTTTCCCGCAGGCTCAACTGCGCCTTGGCCTGGTCCAAGCGGACCTGGTCGGGGCACCAGCGGAAGGGGATGGCGGCGGAGGCCGGCAGGGGGCCGGCGGCGCGAACGCGTAGCGACATGGCGTGTCCTCGGGATTGTCGGGATGGGGCATCGGGATGGCGGAGGGTGGCGGGCGGCGCTCCCGATAAACGCCGCCCGCCGATCAGGCCGGCCGGGCGGGGGCCGAGCCGGCACTGAACAGGATCACCACAGGCAGAGGGCGCAGCCGCCGTCGATGCCGGTGGCCTTGAAGGGGTTTTGGGCCGTCTGGATATTGTTGCTGTTACCGGGCGTGTCGTTCTGGAACTGCGCCGACGGGATCGTCATAGCCCAGCGATTGCCCGCCACGGTGCCTGCGCGGGCATGTATCACCCGCTTGGTGCCGCTGCGGAAGTCGCTCATCAGGTCGCGGCTGGCGATGAGGGTTTCGTTGACGCTCAGCTGGCCTGTGACGCGGCGGGCGGTGACGAGCGGGGCGCCGTAGCCTTCCTGGCCGTTCGGATCGTCGGGGAAGTTGGCAGAAGCGCCCCAATCCAGCGTCATTTGCTTGCCGCTGATCAGGTTGCCGCCCAACAGGAAGGCGCCGCCGGCACGGGCGATCCAGATGGGCTTGCTGGTGGTCTGATAGACCAGGCTGGACGACGACGGCAGGGCGGCGGCCGTCTTGCTCTTGAACAGGCCGTTGAAGGTGTAGCTCATCTTCACCGCCCCGCCGCTGGTGAAGTCGTATTTCACGGTGCCGACGCAGTCGGTGAATATCCACAACAGGCCGTCAATGTAGACGTAGATCGTCAGGGGCGCCTGCGCCCCGCTGGTGGGGAGGTACAGGACGTTGGCCGGGATGGTGGCCAGTGCGGAGGTGGTCAGGGCGACCGACTGAGTGTCGGTCAATGTGGCGACGCCGCCGGTGTAGTCGCTGATGAAGGTGTTCAGGTTGGCGGGGGTGCCGGAGATTTGCAGCGGCATGCCGCGGTAGATCTGCGCCGTGTTGCTGAACGGCGCCCCCAGGGTGACGCTGGTGGTGGTGCCGGCGGTGACGGCCGTGGGCGCGCCGATGGCGGCGTTGGTGATCACCTCCGAATGCATGCAGGCCTTGTGCAGCTTGCCCCATTCCGGCGGGGTGCCGGCGGTGCCGGACCCTTTCAGCCAGACGTCAATGGTGACCTGCGCGGTCATGCCGCCCACGATGTCATCCGCGCTGTCCAGCGAGCCCGTGTACTCGTTCGTCTGGATGATGTTGGGGTTGTAGCTGATGGCGATGTTCTCGCCCAACACCGCGTCCGTCGCGGGCACCGGCAGGGCGTCGGTCAGGGGCGTGGGCTGCGCCTTGGCCAGGAAACAGGCGTTGCGCGAACGGATGATCGTGGGGGTACCGGCCATGGCGGCTTACTCCTCAGTGCTGTCCGGGGCCGGGGCATCGGCCGGCGGGGGCGTTTCGGTGGGGGTGGGGTCGGGATCGGGGGCGCGAACGGCGTTCGCGGGCGCTTCGGCGGCCTCGGGGGCACCATCCGGCGGGGTCAGGGAATAGCCGTCGCCGCTCAGGTAATAGGTCGCGGCGTCCCGGGCCGTCGCGAGGACGGCGGGCTGGTCGGTGGTCATGGGGGATTGCTCCGGTTCAGGGGGCCGGGACGGCGTAGAAGAACGCGTACTGGTCGCCCGGCACGGTCCAGTACTCGATTTGGACGGTCACAAAGACCTCGGCCACGCGGGCGGCGCCGGTGATGGGCGGGTCCTGGTCCACCTCGGTTTCCTCCACCCACACGGCCAGGCCGCCCAGGGTGGGGTCCGCCTCGAATTCCTGCTGTATGGCGGGGCCAAGGTCCGCCAAGGCGGCGTCAATGTCGGCATCTGCGGTCTTGCCGGTGCGGCGCACGGTGCCCAGCACCGCCAGCACCAGGAAATTGCGGCGGACGCCGAACGTGTCGTCACTGCCCGGCGGCCCCTTCAGCACCACCAGGTTCAGGGCGGCGGCGTTTTCCAGGGGCTGGCCCTGTATCTCCATCTCCGCTTCCAGGATGGTGGTGGCGCGGGCGCGGTAGAGGGCGAGGGTGTCCGCCATATTGCGGGGGCGGACACGGGGCAGCAGCGTGCCCAAGACGTAGCGGATTAGCTGTTCGCGGCAGCTGGGGACATCAGGCGCGCTCACAGCGGCGACAGCTCCAGATGCCATTCACGGCGCCGCTTTCCAGGCTGCGTCGGCTTGTCCACCTGGTAGGGGACGCCATCGACCACCAGGGCGGCGCCCCGGGCGGCGGCGGGCAGCTCGGACGTACGGATGCGGGCGATTGTGGCCCGCGCCGTGACGCCGCCGCCGTTGGAGGATGAGAAATCCCTGTCCGGCTGCGCCCACACGACGCGCACCGCCACCGGGGCGCCGCCATCGGGGGTGTAGACGCCGTCGCAGGCCATGTTGGGGTCCGCGTACAGGGCGTCCAGGGCCACATCGAAGACATCGGGCATGGGCGTCACCGGGGGAATGCGTGGCGCAGATAGCCGAAGGCCCCGGCCGCTGGGGAGCGGTTCGGGGCCTTCGGCAGGGGCGGGCGGTGAGGGGTGGGGAGGTTAGCTCGCCGTCGTCTTGACGACGCAGCGCGGCCGGGTGCACAGCGAGATGGGGTTGCTCTCCACCATCACGTCCACCCACTGCTGATACTTGGGGTCCACCGCGATCTTGGAGTACCGCGGCAGGCCGATGCTGTTGACGCTGTTGAAGTCATCAGCCGGGGCAAACCGGGTGATGAACAGGTCGGGCACCCCAATGGGGAAGATGTACCCCGTGTTGGCTTCGATGAAGGGCGTCGCCCCCACCTTACCGCGATACTGCTGGAAGGTGACGCCGCCGAAGGTGAAACCCTGATAGCGCAGGTCACCGGTGCGGATGCCTTCCGCCTGTTGGTAGTTGGAGTAGGCCGCCTTGACCGTGGGGTGGCTGATCAGCGCCTTGAAATAAAGGGCGTCACAGAAGCAGAACAGCCGTTCATAGGTGTCCGCGCCCAACTCATCCTCGATCATGCCGGCGGCATCCGTCAGCAGGGTCCGGACCTCGGTCGTGCCCGTCGAGAACGCGATGGGCTGCGTCTGCTGCGTCACGCCGAATTCATTGAACAGGTCATAGATGACGGTGGTGCCGTCCGCGTCATAGATGATGCCCTTCATGGCGCCGATGCGCTGGTACTCCACCGTGGCATCATGCGACCGGGTCTGCTGATCCAGCTTGTCCTGGACCACCGCCTGCATGGTCTGCAGGGCGTTGGGATTGCCGAACTGGGTGACGCCCTGAACCTCCGATGCCTTGATGCGCTTTTCGGTCGCCAAGTGCGGCACCGTCAACTGACGCATGATGCGCTTGGGGTTTTTGATCCGCACCGGATCGTCGCCGCGGTTGGTGACGGGGACCAGGCTCAGGCTGCCACTAAGTTCTTCGATGGCGACCGAGGTGGTGGTGATGCCCTTTTCGGCGAAAAGCCCCATCTGCCCCAGCTTCCCGGGGACGAAGGGACGCTTGTTGACGGCAACCGTCATCTCCGTCTGTGCGAAGGCGGGGTTGTCCGAGAAAATATCCAGCATGCCGACCATGTTGTATTGGCCTCCTTCGGCCTAGAGTGCGACGGACGTCTTAGACGCCCTTGATGCGGTGGGTCGCCAGCTGGGACAGGCCCATGGCGATTTGGTTGGTGGTAGCGCCGCTGAACCACACCAGGCTGCCCGTGAGGGCCCGGCACTCGTGGTCCACGATGACGCCAGGCGTGTCACCACCCGTGGCGTCCACGGCGTCATAGGAGATGGCGCAGGCGTTCTGCGACCCGTCCGTGCTGGCGGGGTTCCATTCCTTGTATTTGGCCGTTCCGGCGCTGACGGTGATGGTGAAGCGATCGCCTTCCTTGAAGTCCGTCGCGCCATCCGCCAGGGTGAACTGCAAGCCGCTGGCGTTGAAAGCGGCGGCCACGTTGCCGGTGCCGATGATCTTGCCGTCCGGCCCTTCCACCTCGAAGACGCCGGCATTGGCGGCGGCCCCGACAATCACCAGCTGGTAGATACCGTTGGCGGCGGCGGCACCAACGGTGATCGCCCCCATGACGCCGTTGCCGGTGTTGCCGGCGGCAGCCACGGCGACAGCGGTCGCCCCGACCAGGATCTTGCCCAGCACATGCCCCGCCTTCAGGGACTGGCCCGACAGGATCAGGACGCTGTCGCGGGACAGGTTGTCCGGCAGTTCCGCCTCGATGAACTCACCCCGATGCGTGCCCTCGTAAAACACTGTGCCCATGGCGGCTTACTCCCGGTTACGGCCGGCGGCCTGAGCGGCGCGGCGCTGGTAGATGTCATCCGCGCTTTCCACCTTGGCCGGGGTGGGACCGGTCGGCGGCGCGGTATTGATCGGCTGGTTGCCGGCCTGGACCTGGGCCGCCGCCAACTCCGCCCTGATGACGCTGAGCGGGGTGGCGGTACGGACGTAGCCAGCGGCCTTGCTGGCCTGGCCGGCCAAGGTGCACAGCTCCATCACTTCCACCGCCGCGCTGGTGGCGTTGGACGCGGCCGTGGTCACGGCTGCGGCATGGGCGGCGGCTTGCGCCTTGGCCTTATCGCCGTCGGGCATGGGCTGGCCGCAGTGCGGGCACAGGTCGCTGTCATCATCCGGGCCGCCATCGACCCGGGGCGCCGGGGCGGGGTTGGGCGCCGCCGGCTGGGGAGTGCCTGCCATGGTGGTGTTTCCTTTCATGCTGGCAGTGTTGGTCACTTTGGCGGTGACCACGCCCACGGCACGCCGGCCGGCGGCCACGTCGGTGATTTCGGCAAGGGTTTCCTGGAATGACTGGACGTCATTGACGAGGCCAACGGCCTTGGCGTCATAGTCCAGGTAGGTCTGCGCCTCAGTGGCCAGGGCCTGCGCGGTGGTGATGTGACCCTGCTGCCCCACCAGGCCGGCGAAGGCCTGGCGGATGCTCTCCACCTCAGCCATGAAGCCCCTCGCCACATCTTCGGCCATGGCCTCATGGGACCAGCCATCCGTCTTGTGCTCCCCGGCCTTGAAAGCGGTGTACTTAAAGCCGGCTTTCTGGTCCGCCGCCGTCTGGTCCAGATGAATTTTGACGCAACCGATGCTGCCGACCAGCCCCCCCTGAATTGCGAGGACCCGGCGGGCGCCGCCCATGACCATCAAGCCACCGGACGTCATCATGCCGTTGGCACAGGCCCAAACCGTCTTGATACCGGACAGCGCGATGACCTTGCGACCCGCATCCATTGAGCCGGTGTAAAGGCCGCCGGGCGTGTCACCATCGAACAGCACCGCCTTGACGCGGGTGTCCGCCGCCAGGGCGTCGCAGATGGCGCCGATGGCGTCATAGCTGGTGAAGCCGCACACCGCGTCCATGTAGTCGAAACGGTTGGTCAGGGAGCCTGTGATGGGGACGATAGCCACGCCCTCATCCGTCAGGGCGAATTCCGCAGCCCCACCAGCGACGGGGACCACGTCCGCCTCCACCAGGGACGCATAGGCAGCCAGGCGGGGCACAGCCTCACCCGCGTCACCATCGTCATCCCACACCAGCCGCTCCCCGCGCAGCAGGCGGGGGCCCATGGTGGACAACTTGGCGTCCAAGGCGGCCGGTTCCATGACCAGCGGACGCCCGAACACCAGGTCCGTTATGCGGGGGTACGCGGTCATGCCGCCTCCTTCTGCTGATCCGCCCCGGGTTCTAGCTCTTCCTCGCTGGTGTCCTCACCGGTGAGGCTGGGGCGGGTGGACACCGCCGGGGCGGGGTCGAGACCGAGTTTCTTTTCACGGGCCGCATCGGCCTGGATCCGCCGGTCCACTTGCTCCGGATCGTCGCCGCGTTCCTCGATGACGTCGGAACGCGACTTGAAGCGGGCGTTGACCGCAAGGATATCGGCCTGGGTATCCTTGACCGGATCGACCCAATCGAAGCGGGGGGCGATCCACTTCACCCGGCGATAGGGGCGGGGGTTGGCGGCATAGCCCGGCAAGTCCAGCTTGCCCGCCAGCACCGCGGCATCCAGGAACCACGCCCAAATCTGGTCCAGCATCTGAAAGGCGATCACCGAGTTCTGGAAGGCGCGCACGGCGCGGCGGAAGTCCAGCAGGGCGCCGCGCATGCTGCTGTAGTTCATCTGCCGCAGGTCGCCGGTCAGGATGAAATACGGGATGCCCATGCCGATGGCGGTGGACAGCAGGTTGCGGTACTGGAATGCCTCGTAATTGCCGCCCACATCGGCGGGGTTCGCCACCCAAGGCTTCTGTCCGGGCAGCAGGGACCGCAGCATGCCGGGCTCGATATCCGATGTGGGCAGGCCATCCCGCTCGATGGCGACCTTGATCACATCATCCAGGCTGCCGTCCGGATCCTCCATTTCCAGGAAGACTGAGAACATGGCGGCGACGCGCTTGCGCTCCAGTTCCGCGTCATCATAGCTGTCGAGCAGCCACAGCTTGGGAATGACGCTGGCCAGGCTGGACAGGCCGCGCAGCTGCCCCCCTTCCATGGGGTCGACCACATGGATGATTTCGCTGGCGGGAACGCGCGTGAGCAGATCGGCGTTGGATGGCGGTTCCGTCACGTCGCCCGGGTGGGTGCGATAGAACCAATAGGCCACCCGCTGGCCGATGGCGTTGAATTCGATGCCCTGGCGGATGTAGTTGCCGTTATACGGCATCGTCCAGTTCAGCGGGCACATCTCCGAGGGCAGCAGCTGCAGCTGCAACGGGACGCTGAGCCCATCGGACAGCAGGCGTGGGCGGCGACGGATGAACATCTCCCCCGCGATGAAGCCATCTTGGGCGACGCGGCGTTGCAGGCCATAGAAATCGCTAATGCCCTCGCTATCCGCCTCGGTGAGCCATTCCTTGAACAGCTCCATCACCGCCGTGCGCTGGGCATCGTCCGCGATCAGCGATGACGGCTGGATACCGTCGCCGACGGCGGAGTTTGCCCACCCCCGCACGCCGGCACGGGCATACGCGTTGTTGCGGGCCAGGTAGCGGGCGCGCCCCAGCACCGTGTCGCCGCTGGTGGCGATCAGGGTGTTCACATGCTGGCGGGACGGCAGGAAGGTGGAAAGGCGGCGCCCACGCTGGCCCGCTTCCAGGCTCACGCGGGCCTGGGCACGCTCCCCCGCCGCGCGATAGCCGATGGCGGCCCCACGAAAACGGGACTGGTTGCGGTTCGCCGCCACGGACCAGCCGATGGCCGCACCGCGAATGCGATCCACGAAGGGGAAGGCCATCGGTCAGTACCCCTTGCGGCCGATGAGGGCGACGGTTCGGACGGGCTTGGCACTGCCCAGGGGATTGGGCACCCCCAGCGCCTTGGCGGTGATGCGGATGGCGGATGCCAGTTCAGCAGTGGACCGGTAGGTGATGCTGGTGCCGTCCGTCTCCACCCGCAGGGCGCCGCTGGTGTAGGCGGCGACCAAGGCATCCAGCTTGCTCGTATCGAGGGCCATCAGCGATCCTTTCTGCCGCCCATACCCATCGCCATGTGCAGGGCGAAGCGGGTGGCGGTGGGGCTCTTGCTTTCCAGGGCGCCGCGAACGGCGTTCGCGGCCGGCTTGTTTGACGCTGGGGCGGCATCGACCGCCGCGCTGATGCGGGTGGCCAGACTGTCGAACAGGCTGCCCTGCGCCTTGTCGGTAGGACCATCGAGGCGCCCCTCCAACAGGTCCCACGCCTGGTCGCTGTTGCGGTAGAAACCCACCTTGATGGCGGCGGCTTCGGCATAGATGGCGCAGTCCAGCATTTCGACGCGCTGTCCGCCTTCGGGCTCCCAGACGAACTGGCGGACGCCGTTGCGCTTCACTTCCTTGCGCCGCTCACCCGTCAGCTGCTGGTAGAAGCCATCCCCCAGGCCTTGGGCGAAGGCGATGTGGCCACGGGCGGCAGCGTCTTCCTTGGCCAACAGCTCATACAGGATGCCCTTCAGGCGGCTGACACCCACCCACCACCAGCGGATGCCGGCGCGCAGCTTCTTGCCCTTGCTGTTGATCTCGTCCGTGGCGCGCTGGACCAAGGGCGGCGCACTCTCAAACCGGCTGCCGCGCACCACCATGGCGCGAGGGTTGCCCTTGGCCCAACTCAACACCTCGGTAGACCAATGACCGCTGCCATCGATGGCCGTCATGTCCACTTCCCGCTCGATGCCGTTGTGCGATGCCCACTTCTGACGCACCAGGTCCGCTGCGGCGGCGCGGGCGGCAGCGTCGGTGATGTTTCCATCGATCACGCCCCGGTCGATGGCCCACCGCCGCCGGTCGCGGCCGAAGCCCCACAGCGTCCATTCCAGGCGGTCGCCCTGGCAGTCGATACCGATGCAGAGGATCAAGGCACCGGGCGGGACGATGCCGCGTTCCCAGGCGGAATTCTCGCCACGGTCGCGCAGCGCTTCCCAGGGCGGGGCCTCACCCTTGCTGTCATAGGGCAGGCCCACCGTGTCGTTCAGGAACACCTGTTCCTTGGCCGGGTCGCCCTTCGCCGCCAACCAAGCGCGGGCGATGCTCTCCCAGCTTTCCAGCTCAGAATACGCGGTCCAGATGTAGAAGCCCTTGGCGTATGCGCCGGGGTTGTAATCCACGGGCACGGCCCGCTGCACCATCCACAGCCGGTGGTGTTCCTCGATGGCGCAGCCGCATCCTTCACCCGTGCACGTGAAGTGGGCGCGTTCCGGATGCTCTTCGTCCAGACATGCCAGCATGTTGGACCACTCCAGGGGCTGGAGGTGTCCGCAGTGAGGGCAGGGAACGTGGAAGTGCGTCTGCGTCGACTTGGCGAAGGCGGCCGCGATGCGGCTGGAGTGTTTCAGCAGGGGCGTGCTGATCTTCAGGATCTTGGCCCAGTCGAACGCCTTGGACCGGCTGTCCGCCATGGCTTCAGGGTCGCCGGCCTCCCGGCTGTTTTCCCACTTGTCCAAGTCATCCTGGACTTGGGCGCCAATGGAGATCATGGACAGGGAGGACGGGGAGGCCGCCCCCGCCACCACCAGGTTGCCACGGCCATCCACCCGTTCCTGAAACAGCGTGCTGTTGTGACCATCCTTGGACCGTTCCGCCACCAGCAGCTTGGCGAAGCGCTCCATCCGCTTGTGCTTCAGGAAAGGCCGCCACTTGGTCTTGGCCCATTTCTTGGCGTTGTCGATGGTCGGGTGCACGTACAGGAACGAACAAGGCGCCTGGTCCAGCATGCTGCCGGTGAAGATCTGCGCCAGGACGGTGCCCCCCAACTGTGCCGACTTCATCACCACCACGACGCGGGCGGGATCATCAGGGTTCAGCGGGGCCAGGATGTGGCGAAACAGGGGAAACCTGCTGGGATCGAATGCCCCCTGGAAGGGGCTTTCCGTACCGAATTCGACGTTGTCGATTGCCCATTGCAGATGATCCGGCTTGGGCGGTGGGGCGAAGGCTGCCGAGATGCACTCATCTACCGCGCGCTCAGCATCGTAAATCGGCCGGGTGTAGGACATCAGGCTTCCCCGTCCAGGACCGCCAGGCCATCAGCCAAGCTCACCGCGTCGGGACGGGACGCCGCCTGGTCACGCGCCTCATCGGCAATGGCCTTGCGCTGGTCCCGCAGCCAGTCGCGCAGCAGCACCGTGATTTCCCGCGAACTGCCCTGAAGATGGGACGCCAACTGCGATGCCAACTGCGGGAGGGACCCTTCCAGCCGGGAGACAATGGCGCCAAGCCGCTTGGCCATGTAGCGGTCCACATCCGCCTTCACCACCAGGGTGCCGTCATCCTGCCGGGCCTTCGTCTTGCTGCGCTCAACGTCCAGCTCCGCCTGTTCGCGCCTGGCCCTGAGCAACAGGCTTTGCTCAGACGGTGGGTAACCCGCACCCCCGACCGGGGTGAAGTCTTCCGCCGCGCGGTGCGTCTCGCTGACGATTGGGGGGGCGGGGACCTCGGGGGTCAGCAGAAGGGACGATTGCTGGGCAAGCTGTTGCCCCAGGTCCAGGCTCATGCCCAGCTGCTGGACCGCAAGCCTGACGTTGACGCGGGAATTCCGGCCCACACCGACCAAGGCGGGGGCCGTCAGCTTGCGCTTGCTGATGTAGTAGCTGATCGCGCTGGGGTCGCGGCCTATCATCGCCGCGAAAGCACCCTTTTCGACCACGGCGCCCGTGGCCACGGCGGTCGCCAAGTCCATGGGCTCAGACGGCCCCGAATTGAGGGACTTGAACGACTTTAAGCAATTTCAAACCCCGACTTTGACGCGAATTGAAGCGCCCAAGTTGCCCGTATATCCCAAAGTCAGGGGAGGACCCGCCGGGGGTGGCGGGGTGGGTGGGGGTAGGGTGGCGGGGGCGCAGGAAGAGGGCGCCTGGGGCCTGGGGGAGGGCCTGGGGCGCGCGGGTGAGGCGAGGCAGGGCGCGGGGCCGGCGGCTCTGGGGCGCACCCAGGGCGACGCGAGCGCCAGAAACGACGACGCCCGGACGGCCTTTCGGCCCCGGGCGCAGCATCATCACTCTGCTTTCATAGTACCACAGGTTGCGCTTGTGCGTCAATGCACTATTTTCGCGTGCGCGCGCATTTTTTTTGGGGCCGGGCAGGCCGGTGGTGCCGGCATGCGGGGGCACACCGGCGCGGGCGTCGGGGTGGGGCATGGGTCACCTGATGGCTGGGGCCAGATACGACAACGCCCGAGTGGCCTATCCGGCCCCCGGGCGCTTGTCTCGAACTGTGCCTGAACCATGCCTGAAGGTGCCCCCGACTGTCAAGAGGTTGCCCCCGAGGCCAGTGCAGGCCCTAAATCGTGTGGGTCAGCAGCGGCGGCGGCGCAGGGTAAGCCTTAAGCGCACGGCTCACGGCAGATGCCACCGTGCCCTTTCGCACCCCGATGTCCGCGTTGATGGTCGAGCACGCCGCGCCCTGAACGATCACCCACAGGCAGGCCGTCGCCGCCGTCACCACCACGCCGTCCGGCCGCGCCCCCAGCACTGCCGTCACCAGCGGGTCCAGCAACCAGCGGTCCAGCTTGGCTGCCTCGGGGTGGGCGCCGCTGATGGCGGCGGCGGGGATGTGCCCACCGCCCTTGCCGCCGTCCACCTTGATGATGGACGGGTCAATGGCGCCATGCCCAGCCCAGCCGTGGGCGGTGAGCGACGCCACGATGGCGCGAATTTCGTCGGCGCTGCGGATATCCGCCTCGCACAGGCTGCCCTTGGTCAGCATGTGCTGCAAAGGGTCTTGACGCACCGGCCCCGCCACGCGCTCTTCCCGCAACCGCTCCGCCTGGTCGCGCCGCGCCGCCTGTGACCGGATGCTATTGGCGCGCCGCACCAGCTCCCCATCCAGCAGCGCCTGCAACCGGGCCGCCACGGGGTCAACCCAGGCGGCATCCATCGGGTGGTGCGCCGCGTGGTCCAGCATCGTGGCGCGCAGGGCCAGCACGTTGCGCCGCGCCGCCTCACCGGGCACGCCGTCCATCATCAGCGCCGTCTTGACCAGCGCCACCAGCTGACCGCCCTGGCACAACGCGATGGCCATGGCCCGGGGCAGCGTCAGGGCGTCGGGGGCCGGCATCGCGCCAGCGGCAGGCAGGAAGGGCACCACGGTTTCAGTCATCAGCAACCCCATCATCGGATGCCTTACACCCCATCAGGCGCCGTAAGGCTGGGCGTAAGGCTGTTAACTTATTGATTTCTAAAGGGCATTCTCTAGTTCCTTACTCACCTTACGGACCTTACGCAGATCTATCTCTGTGCATGCGCGTATGTGTAAGAGGGCGCGAGGGCGCGCGCATGTGCGCGTGAGTTGACGGTGCGTAAGTGCGTAAGGCGCGTAAGCGACTATCAAAAGTCCAGCCATATCAACCGCTTGGCCGCCAAGGCTTGCGTAAGGGCGGGCGTAAGGCGCGCGCACCGAGGCGTAAGTGGGCGCCTGCGATGTGGGCGCGCGAACGCCGTTCGGCATCAACGGGAGCGCGAGGGCGCGCTATGGTGGATGGCGAACACATCAGTCGTGCGCCTCCCAACCATCGCCAAAGAACGCTTCCTTGGGCACGATGGCCTCCAGCGGCAGCAGCGTGCATCGCTGCACCTTGCCACCTATCTGGATGCCGTGCTGCGACCGTTGCGCACCCTCGAAACGTCGCAGAGACTGCACCCATACGCCGGCACCCCCGGAGTGTCCGGCCGCCCACACGGTGCCGGCAAACAGCCCCGCCAGGTTGGTGTGGGAATTGCTGACGGCCAAGTACAACCGCCCATCCTGCCCATCCTTGACCACCCTCATGCCATAGAGACCAAGGGCCTGCTGCCCCTCCAAACGGTCGAACCCCTGATCGGATGGCCCGCCATATGCCGCGCTGTAGACATGTTCACCGATGGTGCGGCGCGTACCGCCGCGATAGATATCCGCCATCGTCGTCAACAGGTGGTGGACGCAATTCTCGTGGTCCGGCGCATCCCCCGACTGTTCCGCGAGCGCTTCCACCGTCAGCTGGTCGAGCAGGGCAGCAATCTCCATCGGCTTGGGCATGCGGTCGTGCAGCACCGCCCATACGCAGCCCAGCAGGGTTCCGAACACATCACAGGTCCGGCCACTGTGACCGGCCCTGCCAAGCGCCGCGCGGAATATATCGATGGCTTCCAGGATGGCGCCCCACCGCTCAACCGACAGGCGCAGCAGCGCGCGCCCCAAGCGCCGCATTAGCTTCGGTTCCAGTTTCGGCGGGTCGGTGCTGCGCAGTGGGTCCAGTTCCAACACCGCCATGCGGGACTTGTCCTGCGACGTCAGGGGTGGAATGAGGATGCTGCTGAACATGAAACAGCTGCGGATGGGGTATTCCGCCGCCTGGCCATCCTGGCCGCCGCGTCTCAGCTTGCCGCTGGTGGCTGCGATCTTGGCCAGCTCGATGATGCCGTTGTTGCGCTGTGGGTTGTCCGGCCTCGGTTCCAACTCATCCAGGGCAATCGGCAAGGTCGTCTGACCCTTCGTCTGGTAGAGGGACGCGGCCGTGGCGTCCGCTGCGCGCAGCAACCACCGGCCCATCAGGTGCTCCATGATCAGGTCTTGCAGCGTGGACTTGCCCGTACCCTTGTCGCCGGTCAGCCATACGCAAGGCCGGAAACGAAGGGCGCCTCCCAACGGCGCCGCCACCAGCCAGCCCAGCAACAGCATGGCATCCAGGTCCGCCGCCTTGCGCTTGAACTCCCACTTGCGCAGCAGGTTCATGAGGTAGGCGGCCGGCGAGATGCCCCCATCCCAATCCTCATCCGAGGGCCCCGGCAACGGCTCATCCGCCGGATAGACCATGTCATCGATCACGCCAGGGCGCTGCGTCTCGCCATTGCGGAGCACGAGGTTGCCCAGATGCAGGATCAGCCGCCCATCCTCATCCGCCCAAGCGCCTGCGCCACGCACATGGTCCCGGGGTGTCCACAGCCCTTTGAAAGCGTTCGCCTCCATCAGCTGTTCGGCGACGATCTTGGCGTGCCATCCCGTCACGCCCCCGTCCTTGTTCTTGCGGGGATAGTTGTTGTAGAGCCACCGCGTCCGTGGCGCGAAAAGGCCTCGTATGCTGGCTTCGCCATGCTTTTCGTCTGGCAGCTCCCTGAACTGGCACTGGGCATCCAGGTAATAGTGCACCCCGTTTCGGTTGCCCAAAGGCTGGACAGGACAGTCTTCGGGCAGCCGCTCTCGACGGAAAGGCAGCTCAACCCCACCATCGTCGTCATCTCCGCCGTCGAGCGGCGGGACATAGGCCTCCGCCGCCTCCACCGCCGCCTCGAATGCAGTTCCTCCGACTGATGGAACCACTGCGCGGCTATCGCGGTCCGGGGGAACGGCCGCCACGGCCGCAAGCACGGCTTCCGCCTCGGTCAACGCCGCCCGCGCCGCTTCGGTGCCGGCCAAGGCACCGATGGCCCCGTCATCGTCCGCCCGATCCAGCATCCCCGCATCCAATAGCGCATCGACTTGGCTGGTCGGGACCAAGCGGGACACCATGGGCTGCCCGGCTCGATGCATGGTGTAGGCGTTGCCCGTCGCCAACGGCACCAGCGTCACGTCGCGTGACGCCACGGTCACGACCAAACGCGCCAAATCCGGTGTCAGGAAATCGTCAGGTAGGTCAATCACGCGCGCACCTTCAGGCCAGCATTGGCCGGCAAGGATTGTTGTGTCTGGGACAGCAGGCGCCGCCGTGCGGCAACGCCACGCGCCCGCCACAGCGGGCAACTATCGACCAGTTGGAACAGGCGGTTGTGCAGCACATCCACCCGCATGGGCTTGGCGCTGACGATGCCGAGGGAGTGCTTGACCTGGATGTCCAGCACCACCAAGGGCCTGGTATCCGTGGCCATCAGGGCAAAGGCCAACAGCCGCGCATCATCCAGCGACAGAGGGGGCAGCACGGGCTGGGGGGCTACGGTCACGGCATCACCCCCGCTGGCCGGGGAATGCTGGCCAGGCGGATCACTCGCCCGCCCGTCGCGATGTTGCGCAGGGCCACATCCACCGCCTTGCGCGGGGCAGCCCCTTCCCAAAGACAGACAAGGATGTGCGTCACCGTTTCCGGAATGACCGCCTTGCCCAGGGCATGTACCGATCGAACTGCCCACACCGGTGATGGACGCCCCTGTGCCAGGGCATAAAGCCCCAACTCGGGTGTGACACACAGCGTCAGCGGGCCCGGTTCCAGGGCGGTCAGACGGATGACGCTATCGCCGGCATCGCCTATCTGCTGCCTGTCGAATAGCTTCTGCCCTGTGACCGCCGTGTCCCATATTTCTTGCCGCGCCTTGCCGTCGCGCTGGATGAACGTCAGCAGCACGGCGTTGACGGTGCCGGTTCCCAATGCTGCGACCAACGCGGGCCAGGGCCCCAACTCCACCACCCGCCGCCCCTTGTCCAGGCGATGGCGATACGGCGCTACCGTGGCCCGCAGCGTCGGGGGCACCTTCCCCACTGCCAGGCCGAACCGTCCGACATATGCGCCAACCGCGTCCGGCGCGCGCGGGCTGTCTAGAGCGACGGCCTGGCCCCAAAGTGACCGCGCCAGGTTCACCTCATCCGGGATCGGTGCGGCCGGACGAGGCAAGCGCCCCAGCAGGTCGTCCTCATACGCCTTCCTGACCCCGGCGTCGGGGATGGCACTCAGCCGCTGCAACAAGGCGGCCCGCATGCCCGCCAAGGCATCAGCCTGCGTCAGGTCTCGCCCTTCCGCCTCCATTTCCCAAATCACATCGGGCAGGGACCGGGCCTGGTCCAGCACTGCCTGAAACGCGGGAATGCCACCGTCACCGCGCAGCAGGCTATCGGGATCCGCGCCATCCGGCATGAAAGCGATGCGCGCGCTGTGATCCGGAGATAACTGAGGCAGCAAGCGCTCCACCGCGCGATGTGCGGCCTTGCGGCCGGCCGCATCGCCGTCGAAGCACAGGATGGGCTGACGCAGCCCCCCATCGGGGTAGAGCCGCCACAGCGCCTCAACCTGTTGTGCGGTCAAGGCCGTTCCCAACGGCGCCACGGCACCAGTAAAGGTCGCCATGACGCAGCTGATGACGTCGAGATAACCTTCCGTGACGATCAGCGCTTTCCCGGATGCCACGGCCTGCCGCGCCCGGCTCATGCCGTACAGCAGGCGCCCCTTGTGGAACAAGGGGCTATCGGGGGAATTGAGGTACTTCGGCCCGCTTCCCCCATCCAGAACGCGCCCGCCGAACGCAATCACCCGCCCCTGGCGGTCCATAACAGGGAACAGCACCCGATCCCGGAAAAAGGGATAGGCGGGACGCCCATCGTCCGGCCGCTTCCACAACCCCACGGCTTCCAAATCGGCCTCGGTATAGCCCGCGCCCATCAGCATCGTTTTCAGGGGCGCACTGTCCGGCGGGGCGTATCCAATACGGCATTGGAATAGGATGTCGCCGCTGATGCCACGGCGCTGCAGGTAGGCCAAGGCCTCGCGCCCCAAATCCGCCGACAGTTGCCCCTCATACCAGCGCGCGGCCCGGTCCATCAGGTCCAACAGTGATTGCTTGCGGGCGTACTTGATACGATCAGGCTGGCTGGCCCGCGGCACGTCCAGGCCCGCCTCCGCCGCCAGCATCTCCACAGCGTCCACGAAGGACTGGTTGCCGACACGCATGACGAAGGCGATGGCATCGCCGTGGGCGCCACAGCCGAAGCAGTGGAAGAAGCCCTTTTCGTCATTGACGTAGAAGCTGGGGGTTTTCTCCCGATGGAACGGGCAGGGCGCCCGGAACTCATGCCCAGCACGTGACAGCTTGACGTGTCGCGCCACCACACCCGACAGGGACAAGCGCCCCCGCAACTCATCCAGGAAGGCGGGGGAAAGAACCTGGCGGGGGCCAGTCTCGCGCCGCTCCGCCACCAGCCAATCCGGCAATGGCGCAACATCAACGACACTAGGCGCCCCAGCCACACCCCATGTAGAGGCAGCCCCATCCACTACGGATGGGGGCAATAGCAGAAAACGACCTTCTCCCCGGGCGGCGAAGCCACGCCCCGGCTTGTCGGTGATATCCTGATTTTCCCCCACCATGAACAGCAGTTGGTCGGTGCCGTCGACGCCGCGCAGGCGCACGGTTTCCGGAAGCGCGAAACCCCCATCGGCCCCGGCCGCCAGCACCTCCAAGGCCACGAGACCGCTGGCATGGCCGGTCGCCATGCCAATGTTGGCGCCCGGAAACTCCGCCCACAGGGCGGCGATGCGCTCCGGATCCGTGGTGGCCGCCGCCGTTCCGTTATCCAGTGCCGGCAGCTTGCCGCCGGGGGCACACGGAAACACTGGCCACCCCCGCTCGGCATAATCCAGCGCGGCGCTAAGGCAGACATCGGCCATGGTCAGAAATCCACCGCCGTATCAAGCACGCCGTCGCCATCCGGCGCCTGCGTCCGCTCGACGAAGCTGGTGCGGCGGCCCGATCCGCCGCGCGGCGGGCGGGCCCCTGGGGCACGGCGGGTGGCCGTGGTGGCCGCCGGCTTGGGGTATCGGGCGCAGAACGCGGTGATGGCGTCGCGCAGCTCATCCATGCGCTGGGGCCGTTCGGTCGCGCGGGCGGTATCCACCATGGCGCCCAAGGCCTCGCGGGCGGCTTCCGCCAGCGGCATGTCCGCCGGCTCCAGTACGGCGGGCAGGGCGTTCAGCCGGTCGCGCAGCTCCGCCGCGAAGCGGCCGGGCTGCGCCATGAAGCGGTCCGCGCTCACCAGCACTTTGATGATGGGATCAAGGTCGCGATCCATGGGTCACCCCCACTGAAATTGAAAACACCAGCAACGCGCTGACGTAGAGCGCGACCACGGCAGTGGCGCAGAAGATGGCGCCACCCCAGGTCACGGGCTGGAATAAGGCCGCCACCCAGGCGCAGGCCGTCGCGAACGCCGTTCGCGGGGCCTTGTCAGCAGCGGGCAGGGCGTCCGGCGCGGTCATGGCGCACCAGCCTGCAGGGCCAGCACGTCGCGGCGCAGGCGACCCAGCGCCTCGGCATCGGCATCGATGGCCAGCAGGATGCCGGCCAGCTCCGCCTTGGTCAGGGTGGCGCCGCCGTCGCTGTCCGGATGCATGGCGGTGCTGATTTCCTGGCTGATCTTGCCCAGCGTGGTCAGGCATTCGACCAGGCGCACATGCGGGGCGGCGATGATGTGGGCGTCGCGCCTGGCCCTATCCACCGCCGCGTTCATCACGGCCAGGAAGGGCGGCGCATAACCGGCGCGCACCATGGCACAGTCCAGGATGCTGGCCATCATGGCGGGAATGGGCTTGTTCTTGTCGGCGTCCGTCCATCCCTTGACGGTCGGATACTGCCGGTTGGTCGCCGCCATGACCGGCCCCTTGCCCAGCACGCCAAGGCACAGCTCGACGGCATCTTCAAAACTCAGCGGCTCGCGCAACTTGGTCATGGCCCCATCCCCCTGGGGATAAAATCGGAACGGATATTGTTCCGGCGCAATGCGCGCCAAAGTGGCAGGATCACCCCGTCAGCAACGGAGGGACCGATGGCGTGGAGTGAAGAGGGGTGGATGCGGCGCTTGCGCGCCGAGGGTGACGCGCTGGCCAGGGCCGCCGAAAGGCTGGACGCCGCCGCGCTAGCGACGGATGACCCGTTCCAAGCCCTGGCCTTCCGTCGTGCCGCCGTTCGTCTGGCGTCGCGGGCCGAGGCCATCCCCTATACCGGGCTGGGTTGAGGACGGCATGGCCGACGGCTTGACGCCACCAGCCATGCCCTTCACCATCGCGGGCGCCACACCCTGCGATGGAGAAACCTATGCCCGATGCAGATTTACGCAACGACCTGGAGGAGTTGGCCGCTTTCACGGAAAAGGTCCGTGTCGTCGCGGGCCTGAACAACGTTGCCGTCGTTACACTGATAGGCGCCGTCACCCGCATGCTGATCAAGAAGGGCGTTGTTACCGCCGCCGATGTCACGCAATGCATGGAAGAAGCGGACTTCGTCCTACGAGAAGGGACAGTAGGAGACCACACGCAAATGATGCAAATAATTACCCGCTTCGCCCTGAGCCAGACCTGATGCTGTCCCCCAGGGACTTGATAGCCTGGCAGAGTTCGGCTCGCGTACCCTCCGACATCCACATACCCACCGATGGCTTTGTCTGCCTGTATCTGGCCTCCGCCATGGCAGGCTCCAGGAACGCCACGATGGGGCGGCCGATGAACAGGCGCAGGCGCATCAACAGGTCGCGCATGGCGCTTCCTTTCGGTTCGAGAGAGGGAGGGGAAGGGCGCGCCGGCACAGCCGCCAGGAACAGGCACAGCGGGTCGCGGGGGCAGTCGGGACGCTTCATCCCGCCGGGCATGCCGGCGGCCGTGGGCATTGCGGGCATGGTCAATCCCCCAGCTCATAACGACGCCCGCTGTTCTGAGGGTGCATTCCCCCGCCGCTTCATCGCCGCAAGCGAGGCCAGGTATTCCAGGGTGATCCAGCTGTAGCCGCGGCGCTGCGCTGCGGCCACCAGATCTTCCCAATACATGTCCGGGATACGGTCACGATGTTTGAACGACGCGATCAGCCCCCCATCGACGCCGATATCGGCAGCCAATTCGGAGGGGTGGGGCCATGCGGCTATGATGCGGGCGACGGTCATGGGGACCATCGTATTACAAAATGTAATTAGCCCGTCAAGCGCGAATTACAAAATGCAGTTTTCCTAAGGTTTCCCTGGGGGAGACAACCAATTACAATCCGTAATATGACCGACGCCGACGAAAATTTTCATACCCGCCTCACCCGGCTTCGCAAGGAGCGGGGGTATGTCACGGCGAAGGCGTTTTCTGACGCCATAGGCTTTGGCCAGGCCGGTTACAACTTGTATGAGGAAGGGGGCGCCAATTTCAGGGCGCCACGACCGCATCGCCTCGCCATCATCGCCAAGGCCTTGGGCACCACTCCGGAATGGCTGCTATACGGAAGTAGCAACCCTTCTGGTGAGGCTGCCACACCTCACTTGGCTGAGGGCGCTATCCCCGCCTTTCAAGTGGAAAAGGTAAATGCACCGGTTCCGTTGGTCGAAACTACCGGCGTCACCAAGCTGTTAGATTTGGTGAAGCTATTGAGGTCCTATATTGAGGCGAAGGATTTACCGGGCGCCCGCGTGATTTGTCAGTCCATCGTCTCGGAAATTGATCTCCAGAGCCTCTTGGCCGCTAATGGACAAGGCGGACGGTAGGACGATTTTATTGCCGATGCGCGGCACCAGGTAGCCATTCACTTGCTTGGCTTCACTGCCCAAATGCAGTTGCATCACTCCGCCATACGCCGCAAGGCGTCCGATGCGCCAGGTGGACCCATCTGGGGTAAATGCTCTGAGCGCAACCGCTCCAAATAGTGCGTGTGTATAGCTTTGCGTTAACCAGACTTCGGCTACTTTATCGCCAACCGATAGTAGAATGGATTTGGTTAAAGTCTCGCCAACCAAAACGCCCAACGCATCTATACCAACAATCATCTTAAATACGCGCTCCCGTAGCCAATATACTGCCATTGCCGCCCTGGCAGGGCGACTGGTGTGCGGCCATTGGTCGACCAGCCCCACAGGGCTGGCCTGGAAAGCGCGCGGGAACGCGTGGACCACCCTGCCAGAGTGGTCTTATGCGACATTATGGCATGTGCGAATTTGCCTCAAGCCCAATTTCGCGGCTTGCGTGTACAGGCGTCGGTTAATCTCGTATACATATACATACTATAGTATGCGGACTTGCCAATTTGGCAGGGCGCGAAGCGTAGCGCCTGCGGCCCACCTATTCTTTGACGTCCGGAAATTTCGATGCAGCAGCCGAAAGGTTACGCATCATCACTTCGCCCGACTGGAAAGCCGTGGCGAATTGCTCTGCCTCCACCAGGTGGCGTAGCAGATCAATGCGGCGCAGCAGATCCGCTCGGGCGTGGGCCTTGGTATTGGGCATTACAGGAAGTAGATCAGCCAGGTCACAGCCCAAAGCTTCGGCTATCTTCACCATCCAGTCCAGGGTGAGGCGGAGCTTGCCGTTTTCAAGCTTGTGTATCTGGGAACCATCAGTCCCCAGACGCTCCCCCAGCACCTCTTGGGATATCCCAAGTGCTTGACGGACTTCACGGATGCGGTTTTCCGGGCGCTTCAGTTTCATATCGCCATGATGGTCGGCCAATTGGCAGTGCACCATGTGCGGAATGGCAAGTTCGGCCTGGGTATCCTCACCTAACGGCGAACGCCGTTCGCGATCTATGACAAAATGTAATTTTCCAGTTGCGCCGGAAATTACAATATGTAATTCGTAACGGGCCGGCGTTTCCCAACCCACCGGCCCCGGGATGGCCCGGGCTTCCCCCGGGGCGTCGCGCCCCGGGGGTCTTTTCCGACCACCGGAGGGCTTGATGACCCGCCTTGAAATCCAAACCCGCTTCTATTGGGAACACGCGCAGCTGGCGTCGCGGAACCCGTGGTTCCCGCTGGCTGTGCGCGGCTTCGACGGCCTGTTGTCCGTCGCCGGGGCCGCAACCACCCCTCGGCTGCGCGTCGCTGCGGCCTGGCATGTCGGTGTCGCCGCCCGTGGGCGCGGCTTCCCCAACGCCTTGGGGCTTGAACAGCAAGCCATCGCCGCCGCCTGCGGAGAAGCCGCATGACCAGCGAACTATCCCCGCTGGGGCAGCGCGTCGCCGCCGCGATGGCCGCACTCCCGAACGCCAGCGTGCGCGGCCTGGCCCGTGATGCCGGGCTCAGCTCGCACTCTGAACTCAGCCGCCTGCTGAACGGCAAACGGCAGGACCTGGAGCTGGACACCCTGCGCAAGTTGGCCCCGGTGTTGGGCGTCACGCTTGGGTACCTGACCGGGGATGCGGACCTGGACCGCCCGGGGGCGACGGGGGCCGATGAGCCGGAAAGCGGCGTGCGGATGGTGCCGATATCCAAGCTGGTGGCCAGCCCGTTGAACCCTCGCAAGCGCTTCGACCAGGATGCGATTGAGGAACTGGCGTCCAGCATCATGGCCGAAGGCGTGTTGCAGAACCTGACGGCGCGCCAGCACCCCGACAGTGTCGGCTTCTATGAGGTGTTCGTGGGCGGCAGGCGCCTGCGCGCCCTCCAGTTCCTGGTGGAACGGGAGATGCAGGACGAGGGCTTCCTTGTCCCCGTCAAGGTGGTGAACGCGGACGACCGCGCCGTGCTGGCCATCGCCACGGCGGAGAACGTCGCCCGCCGTGACATGCACCCGCTGGAAGAAGGCGACGCCTTCATCGCCATGGAGCGCAGCGGCACCAGCCTGGACCAACTGGCGGAGATGTTCGGCAAGACCCGCCGGTGGGTGCAACTGCGCATGCAGATGGCCCGCGACCTGAGCGACAGCGTCAAGGAACTGTTCTTCAGGGGCCAGGTGAACCCCGAGATGGCGCGTGAGCTGATGCGCCTGCCGGCGGATCAGCAGGACCATCACGCACGGCAGATCGAAATGGGCGGCGACGGTTATGCCACGGCCGTGGAACTGCGCGACCGCATCACGGAATACGACGTGTGGCATGCGCCGAAGGCGGCGGAACCCCGCGGCTTGCTGGACACGCTGGGGCCGCCGCCCACGTCCGCGCCCGAGGCACAGCGGGCTGAAACGATGGAAGCCAGTCGTCCGCTGGGTGGCACTGCCGCCGACCTGGCGGCAGGGAATGCCATCTATGACCGCTTCGCCCCCACCATCCCGCGCGGCGATGTCCGCATGGTGGAGGCGCCGTCCGCCATGCCGGGCCCATCGCTCATGTCGCCGCAGCTGCGCGCCTATGTGGACCGGGTGAAAACCCAGGCCGTGCAGATGACCGTCTACGGCCACGCCCGCATGGCCATGGTGTTGGCCTGCGTCGGCATGCTGGACAGCGACCCCGGCATCCTGTTGCGCAGCGGCACCCCGGGCGCGCGCCGCGCCGTCCACCCCCACCTGGCCATGAGCCTGGACCAGCTGCGCACGCAACGGTCCGACCTGGCGGCGGCCCTCATGCCCATTCGGGCGGAGACGGAGGACGGCCGCGCGTCCCCCAGGCCAGACGGAACGGCGGACCTGGTCCGCGCCCTGCTGGCCCTGCCGGACGGGGACCTGCGCGTCCTGTTCGTCTGCCTGGTCGCCGCCCGCGCCTATGCCGGCGGCAACGTGGCCGGGGGCGACAGCCCGGCTATTGTCGCGGCCTGGGCGGCGGACATGGGCAACATGGCCAGCCATTGGCAGATCGACGCCGACTATCTGGCCCTGCTGGACCTTCACCGCCTGCGCCGCCTCGCCATCACCATCGGCATGGCGGAGGCCGGGCGCCACCACCGCTTCACCAGCCCCGTCCCGGTGGCGGACCTGAAGCGGTGGGATGCGCCGCAGTTGCGCACGGCGATAGCCGATTTCGTTGACGCGAACGACGTTCGCACGATCCCGGCGGAATTCCGCTTCGGCGCCTACCCCGACATCGCTGCCGCCATGACGGAGGAAGCCGCGAAGGCGGACGCCGTGCTGAACGGGGGGAAGTGATGGCGACACAGCAACTACCTCTGCCAGGCCACAGCCTGGTTGATGCGATGGATGGCTATGTCGTTGTCACCCACCGCAGTGAAAACGGAACCGTGTCGGCAAGGGCCTATCTGCCGGAACACGCTCGCCTACTGGCGGAAGATCTGATCCAGGTCGCGGATGAGATCGAGGCGAAGACCACCGACAAGAAAAGGGGGAAGTGATGGGCAACGCCCCTGACACCATCACGGATGATGCCAAGGCCAACTTGGCGGCACAGCGCATGAGGGACGCCTTCTTTTCCGTCTATGGCGACCCGGAACAGATGACCCCGGATGAGGCGATGCAGACGGCCCACACCTTTGCCTGCCTCCATGTCGGGTGCTTGATCGAATGGGCTATCCGCTTCGCTCCGGACCGCCCGATCCAGAAGACGGCGGCGCTTTTGGTCAAGGTCATGATCGCGACCAACAAGGCGCCTCTAGCCACCGTCCGCCGCCAAGCCGACCCGCTGGCCTTCCTGAAGCCCAATGACAAGCCGAACTGAGAAGATCGCCGAATGAGCATGCTACTCACCCCCTTCGACGACACGATCACCAGCTTTCACATCTGCTGTGGCGGCGGGGCCGGTGCGCGCGGTATGGCCAAGGCCAATATCCGCGTCGGTATGGCGCGCGGCAGGATCGTGACCCTTGGCGGGGTGGACAACGACCCCGCCTGCATCCGCGATTTCACCCGTCGCACCGGGGTTCAAGGCACGGTGCTGGACATGTTTCGCCGCGAAGACTATGTGGCGTTTCACGGGCATGAACCGCCGCCGGGCTGGCGGGAAGCGACGGCGGATGACCTGCGCAGGGCCGCCGGCTATCGCTGCCCCAACATCGTCTTCATCACCGCGCCGTGCAAGGGCGCCTCGCCCTTGCTGGCGGAGAGCAAGGCGGCGACGCCCAAGTACCAGGCCCTGAACAGGCTTGCGGAAAACTGCCTGCGCCTAGTGGGCGAGGCCTGGCCCGGGGCGGATGCGCCCGAGTTCATCCTGTTCGAGAACGTCGTTCGCATCTCCATCCGGGGGCGCCCGATGATCGACCGCATCATGGCCAGGCTGGACCAGGACGGCTATGCCGCCGCCGAGACCAGCCATTGCTGTGGACAGCTTGGCGGCCTGGCACAGCGCCGCCCGCGCTTCCTGCTGGTGGCGCGCAACCGCGCCAAGGTGCCGGCGTTTCTGTACGAGCCGGTGAAGAAGCCGTTATCGACCGTGGGGCAGGTGTTGGAACCCTTGCCGCCGCCGGGCGACCTGTCCATGGGGCTGGGGCACCGGGTGCCGGCCCTGCAATGGATCACTTGGGTTCGCCTGGCATTTGTCGAAGCCGGCAAGGATTGGCGCAGCCTGAACAGGCTGGCGGTGGAGGACGGCGTGTTGCGGGATTTCCGCATCCTGCCCATCCATGGCGCGCAGGCACACGCCATCGGCAACCCCCATGTCGCCACGATGCGTGAGGGTACCGGCCATCTCGGGGTCAACGGTTGGGACGGACAGACGGGCACCATCAGCGGCGACGCCCGCCCCAGCAAGGGCGCCTATGCCGTTGCCGATGTCCGCACCCGCGAGGGCAAGGCGCCGTTCAAGAACGTGTATCGCGTGTTGGCCGAGGGCGAGGCCAGCCCGACCATCAGCGCCGCTGAACGGCCATCGGGCGGCGGCCTCTGCGTCGCGGATCCGCACTTCGAGGGCGCGCAGTACCAGCAATACGGTGTGCGCCGTTGGGAAGGCCAAACCGGCACGGTGTCCGCACAAAGCATTCCGGGGCAGGGGGCCCACAGCGTGGCGGACCCGCGCTGCGCCAATTGGTCCGCCGATGCCCACACCAACAAGTACCGGGTGGTAGAGGCGGACAGCAGTGCGCCCACCGTGTCCTGCGCCGTCCAGGTGGCCAGCGGCGGCCTGTGCGTGGCGGACCCCAAGGCGCACACCGCCCACGGTGGCGGCGGCAAGTACGCGGTGGTGGCGCGCGATGGTAGCGCCGGCACGGTGATAGGCGCCAGCACCACCGGCCATGGCGCCTTCGCTGTGGCCGATGTGATGCCCCAGGCCTTCCGGGGCGGCAAGGAGCATTACGCCACCGGCGGACAGTACGGCGTTACCCATTGGGACGGCCAGACACGGGCTATCCCCGCCTACGCCAAGAACAACAACGGCGCGTGGTCAGTCGCTGATCCGCGCGACGCGCAAAGCGAAGCCCCAATCGACCGCTTGCCGGACCCGAAGGACCGCCTTGTCTGCGTCATCCGCGCGATGGATGGTACCTGGCACAGGCCCTTTACGACCCTGGAGCTGGCGGCCCTGCAAGGTATGGTCGACCCGGGCGAGCCCTTCGAACTGGACGGCACGAGCGACAGCCGGTGGCGCGAAGTCATCGGCAACGCCGTCCCCGAACCGGCCGCCCAAGCCATAGGCGAAGTCTTCGGGCAACTGCTGTTGCTGGTCCGCAGCGGCCGGCAACAACCCATCCGCCACACCCCCATCTGGGTCCGCCCCGTCGCCATCGGCGCGACCCTAGACGTTCCACCCCTGCTGATTTGAGAGGGAACCATGAGCACCAGCCTTACCCTGAGCTTCAGGGAGACTGTCGATATCTATCTCAATGTGGATGAGATTGCCGCCGAAGTCGCGAACCAGGAAGAGGCGGGCGACCCCGCCATCGGCCACCTGATCAACGCCTTGGGCGACAAGGTCCAGCGCGGCAGCGTCGAGGTGTCAGACGTTGCGGTGCATCTGGACGACAAGGGCGCCACCTTCATCCGCGCCCTGGCGGCGGCCCTGGACGGGGAGTGACGGCCATGATCCACGACCTGAAATGCGAGGCCGCCCACTACCGCGAGGTTGAGGCCGGCCGCAAGACGGCGGAACTGCGGCTGAACGACCGCAACTATCAGGTGGGCGACCAGCTGCGCTTACATGAGACGCTGGACGGCACCCCCACCGGCCGTCGCCTGGTCCGCCAGGTCACCCATATCCTGGCCGGCGGCCCTTGGCTCAGCCCCGGCTATGTCATGCTGTCCCTGGCCATGCCGTCGGTGCCGGCGGCCCTGACGAAGCGTCAGCTGGCGGTTATGCGCATGTTGACGGAATGCATGGACGCCAGCGGCACCATTCCCAGCATGCAAGAAATGGCGGATGAACTGGAGCTGGCGTCGCGCAGCAACGTGCACGCCATCCTATGCCGGTTGGAGGAACGAGGCTGGATCAGCCGGGGCATGGGCCACGCCCGCGCCATCCGCATCCTGCACCGCCCGCCCATGCCGGACTGGACCCAGCCGTGGGCGGTGACGGACAAGCCACTGCCGATCAGCGTCGCGGCACAGATGGCGGGGAGGGCGGCGGAATGAGACGCAGCTATCTCAGCCCGGAGGCCAAGGCCGCCATCATCCGCAACCGCCGCATGCTGGGGGTTAAGGCGCCTGATCTGGCACGAGGCCTCGAACTGCCTACGATCCGGGGCGAGGGCGGCCGGCCGGGGTACACCCAACCACCCAAAGGAAGGGATGATGGCGATGAGCAACCTTGACGCCCGCATTGTCAGCGCGCGCGATCTGGTCCAGGCCGCGATAAACAGCGCCGTCGCAGAGCACGATCTCAGCATTGATGAGCTTAAGATCGTGCTGGCCACCACTTGCGGTGCAACACTGGTCGCCGCGACACATGGCGTTAACGGCGCCCGGGGAGAAGACACATCAGGAAGCGACATACTGCTTGCTGGCGCCAACTTCGCCAAATTGGTCTGCCACGCGATGGTGACGGCTGCGGACATCCGCCAGCCCGGCTTAGGGGCTGCAGTGAAAACAGCCGCGAACGCCGTTCGTGGAGGGCGGGTGGTATGAGAACCCGCGACGCTCTGCCGTCCGGCGTCTGCCCACGCGGCCTCAGCCGGATGCAGGCCGCCGCCTATGTGGGCGTGGGCGCGACCACGTTTGACAAGATGGTAGCCAAAGGCACGATGCCGAAGCCGAAGAAGGCTTACGGGGCAGCGGCACGTTGGGACATCCGTGCCCTTGACCAGGCCTTCGACATGCTGCCTCAATGCGATGGGGGCACGGCCGCCGCCAATGACGATGACGATTGGGGCAAGGCCCTAGGCCTCCCCTGAAAGCGCCGGACGAATGGTGGAATTCCGACTACGCGATGGCACCGGCCGCATCACCCTGAAATGGGTGATCGAGGACACGGACCGCCATGGCAATGTCCGGCTCTACGTCCGGCGGCGGCCAAATCCCAAGGTTCGCTTGATGGAGACGCCCGGCACGCCTGAATTCATGGCGGAGTATCAGGCGGCGATCAACGGGGTGCCATATATAAAGGGCGCGCCGGCCGTTACCCCCGCGAAGAAGCCGGCACCCCCCGTGCGCCGCGACACGCGCCCGGGCTCATTCCAGGCCCTTTGCGAATTCTACTATGCCAGCGGCATGTTCCAGGGCCTGGCCCCCAGCACGCGCGCCGTGCGCCGCCGCGAGCTGGACGCCCTATGCATTGCCCATGGCCATCGGTCCGCCCGAACCATAGAGACGATACACATCGTCAAAATCCGGGACGATAAGGCCGAAACGCCCGACGCGGCGAACAACCTGGTGAAGACGCTGCGCCATATGTTCAGCGCGGCGGTGGAAGGCGGCTTGCTACCCAGCAACCCGGCCGCGGGCGTCAAGAAGCTGACGACGGGTGGGGAGGGGCATCATACATGGACGATGAAAGAGGTGGAGGCGTTTGAGCTGGTGCACCCTCTCGGGACCATGCCGCGCCTGGCCCTGGCCCTTCTACTATACACCGGGCAGCGCCGGTCGGACGTCATCCGCATGGGGCCGCAGCACATCCGGGATGGCCATATCGTCATCACCCAGGCGAAGAACGCGCGCCGTAATCCGGTGACGGTGCAGATCCCCATTATCTCCGCCCTGCAAGAGGCGCTGGACGCCATGCCCGGCGGCCACCTGGCTTTCCTGACCACCGCCTATGGCCGCCCCTTTTCGCCGGCCGGCTTTGGCATCCGCTTCCGTGAATGGTGCAACAAGGCGGGGCTGATCCATTGCAGCGCCCACGGTCTGCGCAAGGCCGCACTGACCCGCCTGGCGGAGCTGGGAGCGTCGGAACTGGAGATGGCGGCGATCAGCGGACACCGTGACCTGAACCAGCTACGCCCCTATACCAGGGCAGCCCGCCAGCGGGTCTTGGCCGGACATGCGATGGCCCTGTTCGAAGAACACCTTTCGAACAAAAACGTCCCACCAAAATCCGAGGTTAGAAGGAGTGGGACCTTTTCGGTCCGTAAAGCCTTGAAATCACTCACCCGCTAA